GTGCAGACTCTTTAGTAAAATTACTTAATCAAAGTTTTGACACTAACAGAGGGAAAGTATATATGGCTTTAACCTCTTCTCCAAAAGATAAGATTCTTTCTAGTACTACAATGTCTAATGCAGTATTAGATTTTTTTAATAAAGGTGTTTCTAAGTTAGGAAGAGGGGTAGTAGAAAGCGGAATAAAAGCTGCAGCTTCATTTCAAAAAGAAACTACTTTTATAGACCCTAAAACTCAAAAACAGAAAAGCAAGTTATCAGGATTAAATTTAGACATAAAAGAAAACGAATCATTTTCTTCAATTTTAGAAAAAATAAAAAAGAAACTTGCTCCTGATCAAAGCACGTTTCCTGATAGAAAAGTGTTTTCAGAAGAGTTAATAAGATACATGGCTGCTGAGATTAACGCCAACCCTGAGTTACAAAAAAGATTTACTAGCATATTAGGTGAAGGAGTTCAAAATAAATATTTTAAAGGAAGCCCAGTAAAGGGGACTAAAGGTGCAATAAAGAAAATATCTTTTGCTAATTTAAAATCAGGCCTTACCGCTATGCTTACAGCTCCTTTATTAAAAGGTTTACAAAAATCTGGTTTAGTTTATGGAATTGTTGAGTTAGATAGTAAGGTTGAAAAAGTAAAATCAGACCAGCATGAGTCTTATCCTTTTTCTATAAAAGCAGTTACTAAAGGTGAGAAGTCTATTTTAAATATCTTAACAGACAGGGTCAAGTGGTCAGATGTGGCTATAGACCCATCTACTGGAACTTTTGTAGCTGAAGATAAAGTAACATCTATAATGCCTACAACGAGAGGGTTATCAACTTCTGGATTATTTATAAATACCGATCAAGTATCTTCACAAGGAGAAGTAACACTAGGACAAGGACTAGACTCTATACAAGATAGAGATCAACAAAGCTTTGCAAGGTTTATTGATAACTATCAGATTAATGAAAAAGGATTTATGCCTTCTACAGTATTTGACGTAGGTAGATTAAGAAGAGAGGCAAAAGAATTTGGCTTTGGAGTTAGAGAGGCAAAGTTTAGAGAAGGATATAGAAGAGGCGAAACAGCTGGATATTATTTAACTAAAGGTGGTAAATTCTTCAACCCTAGAGCTAGATATCAAATGATTGATTCTAACAACGCTATTGATGTAATCATAGATGCAAGAAAAAATAAAATTTCAGATGCAGCTATAAAAATAAAGCTTGCAGCTGATGGGTTTACAGCTAAACAAATAGCCGCAGGTTTAGAAAACGCTTCATATTTTGCAGACCTTAGTGCAGAAGTGCCATCATCATTTTTACTTTTAGGAGATAAAGTAGGTAGGCGTGTTTATAAAAGAGTTGTTGACTTTGTCAGAAAAACCAATATAGAAAACGGTAAGGGAGGAAAAAGATTAGGAGATAGAGAGTTGGCTATAGAAGCCGAAAGAAAAGAAGCTGCCTTAAGAAAAAGAGCTAAATTAAAAAGTCCTGAGCAGATAGAAAATGATTTAGTTAAAGAAGAAAAAAGACTAAAAGGTTTAAAGAAAAAATTAACCAATGATGAAATCGAGGTTAGATTGATGGAGAAAGCTAATGCTTTAAACAAAAAAGAACAGGACAAGCTCAATAAGATAAACGACACCATGGCTTCGTTTCGTGAAAATCAAATTAAGAGAAATAATAAATTAGACCCTAAATTAACTAAAGCTGAAATTATAGATAGAGCAATAGAGGTGTTACAAACTGACCCTGCTTACATAGACGCTAAGGGTAAAAAGAAAGGTGCTTCTGATTTACAAAATCTTATGGTAGATCAGTTGTTAGTAAATTTAGCTACTCGTGCAACTATTGATGTAAACTCTAAAATTGCTGAAGCGCAAAAAAGAATAAACAAACTAACTAAAGGAAAGAAGAAAGTTAACACTAAAAAAGAAGTTTTTTATGTTCAAACACAACTTATAAATCTTATTAAGAAATCTATTCCAGCTGCTCATTTTAACAAAAAAGAAGTTCAAAGTTTATTGACAAAAGTTAGGGATGTAATAAAACCTGGTAAAGATATACAAGAGTCATTTAATTCTATTATAGCTGAAGTAAGTTCTATAAATAACAAAATTCTTTTTTCTGAATTAAGAAATATATTGACAAAAAAATATACTACTACTAGCGGGGGAGTTGTTCGTGCTAAACAAGTAACAGGAAATATATCAGACAGAATAAAAACTATTTTAAAAAACACGCTGGTTCAAGAGAACGATAAATTAACCTTAGAAGAGTTAGATGAAAGGGTGACTGAATTAAATGCGCAACTTCAGGATAGAGCTAATAAATTAGAAAGCGAAATAAAGTCTTCACCAGAAAATGTTGATGCGCTTACAAGTGAGCTTGCTGATATTGAGTTAGCTATGGAGATAAATAATTCTTTAACAATGGATAATAATGAAGTTCGTAAAACTGAATCTTTATCTGAGGTGTTAGAAAACTTAAACTCTATGCTAATTGATGGAAACTCAGCTTTAAAACTAGCAAAGCAACAAGCATATCAGCAACACTTAGAAAATATTAATGCAGCTTACGAAGCAATAACAGGGGAAAGATTAGACCTTGGAATAAAAGAAAATATTGAAAAAGCAGAGAAAGCAATATCTGACGCAAAACAAATAAAAGATAAATCTACTAGAAGAATATTTGTTATTAGTAGAGTTATAACAGGCATAACTAACGCTTTGAGTTATTTTAGAAATGCAACATCAGGTTTATCTCTACTTATGGAAAAGATAGATGTTCTTCCTGGTGAACTATTTGGCGGGGTAATGCAG